GACGGTGTTGGTAAAATCGGCTTTTACGTTATCGCCAGTTTTGGCCACTGTTAGCGGGTGCGATGGTGATGCAGTGCCCGCCCCAAGCTTTTGCGTGGTCGTCAAGTCGGTTGTAAAAGCGCCGCTTAACGAATCATCGACGCCAAGACTATCTCGGATGTTCTCTTTTTCCGCTGAGGTAACAGGATCATAATCGAGGATGCGTGCAATTCTGATTTTAAGCCTTTGAGCCTGTCCCTGCTCGTCGAAGCCGATTATCTTAATGGTTCCCATTTGATGAAGTAGTTAACAGGGCAGGGGAGAGCGCCCCAAATAGGGGAAGTGTCTCCATATTCGGTCAAGCCGACTAGAGCCCTTTTATAGTAAGGGGAAAAAGTGAAATTAAGCCCACCGGCTAGGATTGTTGCCGCTGGTTGTGACAGTGGTCGAACCGGTTTGTTTTGCGACTTTGCTCGCCTTGACGGTAGTCCCTCCGCTGCCAAAGGTGCGAAGTGTGCCCGATGATTCTCTAGGGATTAGCATTGCAACGAACTCTTGAAGCTCGGTGATGGCTTGCAAGATTGCCTTGGGGCTAAATTTTGTCAGTTTGCGAAATCTCACGGCACATACACAGGGTTGATTTCTGTCGGCAATTCATACGCTTGATAATTTACGTATTCGGTTGAAATCTCGAACTTGCCGTTGTTGATCTGCTGGATTGTCGGGGCTTTCTTCAACCAGTAGGTTCCGCCAAAGTATGTCGTGAGATCGCCGATGATTGTCCGTTGGGCAAGCGGCGCGTTGCCAGATGCAACAACGTTGACGACCTGATCATTTGTCCATTGGTAGCCGGTGCCAAGGTGCGAAACTGTCACCGATGTTCCAGCCGGAACGACTATTTGATTGCGCAGGGTGTAACGTGAGGTGTCGTAAGAATCAAAACCTTCAAGCAGCATCCGTGCATATTCCTCGGCGCGGGAAGCAGCAAGAGCCCCGGTGATCCCGTTTTTGGTTGCACTTGGTCGGGTCAGCTTGCCCTTTGTTTGGCTAGCCCCTAAAGCGTCCGTTGTAAACAGGTAAAATGGATCATCTTTTTCCGTAGCCTGCGCCGCAATGGCTGTTTTGATGTCGCTCCGATATTGCTCTACGGCTTGCTCTACGCGGTCAAGAAAACCTTCCTCGTATTTGCGGGCCGGATAGTATTTAGGAGCAAGGGCAAGGTCGCGCTGGTTTTCGTAAGGGGTGAACGTCCAAGTGTTGGACTGTTCTTCAAACTCGTCGGGCGTCGAGTTGTCGTCGTTCTGAAAGGAAACGCGAAGGGTTCCAAGGTTCTTGTCCTTGCTTACGCTAATATTAGAAGCGCCGCCGACAACCGACGAATTGTTCCGAAGCTCATCAATCACCGACCACGGCCCGGTGAATGTAGAGACAGACGACCAGCCATTTTCACGGGTCCAGTTTCTTTCAATTGAAACAAGCGGGGCCAAGTTTATCCCCGATGGAAATTTGTTTGTAACTGCCATTATTGTTCCCGAATTTTGACGCCTTGCTCGTCAAGGTTTTTCAAGCTTCGCTCAATGTTTGCCGCTCTTTGCATTTCAATAACTGCTTGCGGAATTGCGCCCGGGCCTGCCGAATAAAAACCCCCAAAGGCTTGCGCCCGCTCAAGATTTCGTGCTCCGGACGCAAATCTGTTTGCGATAGCGTTTTCGACTTTTGCCGACACCTTTGTTTTAAGGTCACTTTTTGCTCCTAAATATCGAACGTTCTCATCTGTAACAAGCCCGACCTCGGTCGCCGCCTCGGACATTGCTTTCGACAAGTTAGCTTTAAAAACAGGGATCAAAGCGAAACCCGCTTCCTCCATAAGGATCTGCAAATCATTATCGAGATCTTTTTTGTTAAACCCTTGAGCAATTCGATCGGCAATGATCTGAAACAAAGCGGCCGCGGGCTTGTTCATGTCATCTTGAGTGAGACCGAACTTTGCAAAAGTCTTCATCAGTCCCGGGTTTTTTAGAGCCCCGGTTTCGTCGACCTCATTTGCGCGGGTCTGGGTCTTGGTCAAACCTTTGATCGCGTTGATGACTTGCTCGCCTGTTGCTCCGCTTTGAGATGCTGCATATTCGAACATTTGCATCCGTTCGGGCGTGACTCCGATCTTGCTCGCCATATCCCGAATCTTTGCGCCTCTGGAAAGCTGCCTTGCCGCAATTGCGACGGCCGCGGCGACAGCCGTCACAATCGACCCGATAAGGCTCGCCTTGATTGCTCCGCCCAGTCTGTTGGCAATGTTCCTTGAAAAGCCCTCAGCGGATTTTTCTGCTTGTTTAAGACCTGCAACCCACTTCGAGCCTTCAAGTCTGATTTTTCCTAGGAGGGCAAATGTTGGCATCGCAATTTGTCAAATACAGTTGAAAGATTGTCGTCAACAATACGAATCAAACCGGACTGTTCTTGAAACGCAAGCAAGGCCCAAAGCAATTGCCCGAAAGGGGCATCGGCAATTTCTGAAGGCGAGTAATTCAAACGCGTAACAGCAAAGTTCCAGATCGATTGATAGTAAGGTGTCCCTTGTGATCCGCCGATTTCCGTCGAGGACATTATTTCCGGCGTTGCCGTGTTCTCTTCGATGTAATCCTTCCACAGGGTCGCAACCTTTAAGAAGTTGGTCGGCTTTTTCATGCGGGTTAAAAAAGCCCAACGACTAACCGACAACAACGAGGTCTCGTCTCGAGTCAACCAATCGCGAGCTTGTTGATGGGTTCGGCTTGTGATGTTAAGCCATCGCCAAAGATCCAAAGGCGAGACGGTTTCCTCGTCTGTCCTGAATCGCTCCATTAGCAAGCAATGCCCAAACCGAAGGGGTCCAAGGTTGAACCCGTCGATTCGATGCGGTGCCGGCTCGATGGTCGTGATCCAGTTCATTATGTGGTCAAGTTTGTGGCGTAACTCACAGCAGTTATTGACCATTCAGAAATGCCGCTTGTGGTTCTGACTTTTTCGGCGGTCTCAATAATGTAATTATATTCCCCGTTAGTGTAACTTTCAGCAGTCAAAACACTAGATGCATTTGAACTGTTCGATTCAGTCCAAGGCGATCCAATGTAAAGATTATCACCGGGTTTGATGTTTGTTTTGTAGTTGTTTTCAGCATTTGCCACATCTGTGCCAGAAATAAACAAAGTTGTGGTCAACGTGTCTCTTTGGTCAAAGAAGATCTTGCCGGTGCATTCTCCATTTCCGTCTATGATTTCTTGACTAGTGCTTGAATTGCTTACCCTAATATCCTGCAAGAACACGGGAATCTCGTTTCCTGCTGGTCCGATTTGAATTGTTGCTTGTGTGCTGCCTCCGTGTCCGAATGCAACCGATGCCCCTTTTTGAATTGCGCTCATTGTTTTTCTATTTGTTCAGTTGTTAAAATTGTCCGACCAAAGCGTTTACGTTAAACACTTCTGCAATCATGTTTTCTCCGTCGTCGATTTCTGTTGTTGGCCCCGTTCGGCCCATTATTCCGATGCAAGTAAAATCCGCCACTTTGGCCGAGAGGTCGCTTGCTAAATCGTCAAACATCAACACTCCTTGAACTTGTTCGACGACCTCATCAAAATAACTCATTGAATTTTGAATTGCCTCGTCGATGGTTCCTTGGACTGAGACAACCAGCTCGGCCGAAACGTTTCCGGTGTTGGGCGGCATTTCTTCGCTGCCAGTCATGACAACCACAACGCAAGGGTGTTCGGCAACCTCGCCCCGTGTGCCTACATAAACAGGGCAAGCCACGCTTTCGGATATAAGCTCGGCAAAAGCCTCTTCGGTTTTTTTGCGAATGCTCATCGTCGAAATACATTCATCGGGTTGTAGTAAATATGCCGCGCTTTCGAGTCTTGGAACTTGTCGGCTTCCTCTTGCATCTTGCGCCTCACGTAAACCATCATGTCGTCGGCGTCTGCTTTAATGGCTCGATGGAGCGGTTTTGCTCCCACCTTCACGGCACCATTAACTCGGTTGATGATCTCGGCCGTTGGGTTGATTCCAGAAAAAGCCGGCTTTGCCATTCCAAGTTTTTTTGCCGCCCCATCCCCTTGGATGTTTTTGGGTGGTTTGCGTTTAATTTTGACAAACGGTCGAAGATCGTTAATGGCTCCAAACCAACCCGCTTTGATAAAACCTCGACTTCTTTGTTTTAAATCCCAAAGCATATCCATTGCCGCGCCCATCTTACCGGTAAAATCCTCCGTATTCTTGGGGGTTATGCCTTTCGGGCCGTATGCGTTTTTCAGTGCCTTATATTTTCCAGCAAAACGCTGATCTTTCCCGGCGACGTATTTGTTTGCCAAAAGGGCAAGGACAGGAACCCCGGGATGTTTGCGGCTTGTTCGCCACATTTCTCGCTTTATTTTCCCGAGCGTCGTGGCTTTGGTGTATTGGATTGCCTTAAACGTAATATTGATCGCCCGGTGATTGACAGCTTCGGCAAGCGTCTTTTTCGTGTACTTCATGTAAAGCTTCAAGGCAGCTTGAAACTCCCGAGTATCAATTGAAAATTCAACCGCCACGATACTTTGACAGGGCAAGCTCGAAGTGCCCCCCGTTAATAACTATTGTTGCAATCCGGTATTTGACGCCCGCAACGGCAACCGATGCGCCGAGGATTGGGTTTGTTCCAGCCTTGACCCACTGTTCGCGTGATGTGGTCAACACAACGTCAAAGCTTTCAAGGTATCCGCCGGGCTCGAGGTTCTTTGAATCAGTCCGACTTGTTGTTGTGCCCCGAAGCTTTGTCCCGTTGTAATCAAACACAACCCCGATTTGCCGCTCGAGATCGACTTGCTGATTGAAAGCTTGAAGGTCGATAATCGAGCCCGATTCAACCAAGGCATGAGCCGGGTCCGAGTAGTTGTTGGCGTAGGAGTCGGCGCGAAATGTTCCAGAGCCATCGGTAACGTTCAGATACACATATTTGTAATTTATCCAAACCGTGCCCGGAATGATCGGGTTAAAAATGCCTTTTTGTATTAAATAAGCCTTCGCGCCAAATTCAGCTTGATTTGATGTAACCCGAACGACAATCCGGTTTGTTCCGTCGACAGGCAATTCGATGTATTGCCCATCGGATGTCGGGTCAATCGAGAACCACGTATCAATGGCATTAGACCACGCGAATTCGTAAAGGTAATCGCTTCTAAATTCTTTTAGTCGTAAGGTTGCCATTATCTAAAAACGCCTCGCCCGCGCATTTGCAGACGAGGCGATGTCAAGCCAGCTTGAGACGGGTATGATTATTCTTCGGACTTGCGTCCGCGTTTCTTTTTGGATGTTGCCTCCGCGGCCTGAGTCTTGATGTCGCGCCGCTTGCTATACGGAGGCTTTCTGTAATATTGCAGTTGAACGTATTTGCCCGATGGGGTTTTGGTTTCATCAAGCAAGGTCTCCTTGCAATCCTCGGCGGACCCGATCTTCAAAATGTCGATTTCGCCCGATTCCTTGATTCCAATCGTGAAGGATGGTTTGACTATCATTTTCTTAAATTTATGCGCTTTTGATTCTGATTAAGCTATCGCCCAAGCCGACACTTGTTCCGTAAAGGACCGAAACGCTGATTTTGTGTAGGCCTAAATTGCGGGAATACCAGTGGCGGAACTGAAGAGGAAGCCCGTGTTCGGTGATTCGGTTCACGCTGTCCACCCTTGGACCCGGAGGAAGCGCCGGGGTTCTTGCTGCAATCAACAAGGCGCTTGGATGGGCGATAATTCCCTCGAGGTATTCACTATTGGACGGGATACCCTCGTAACCGGTCACATCAATTCCGTGGATCATGTGCGCGTCATGATCTTGGATCGCTTGCGGGCCTCCGTATGCCTTGGCCGGCGTTACGTGAACTTCATCTTTTTGCAGTGATGAAAAATAATCAAAGCCAACAAGAGCGGATCGCAAAGACTTTCCAACCTTGTTGTTTGAGAGAGTCGCGGCTGCATCGGCAAGATTGTCTGAATCAAAGTTTTGTGCCGTTACCGTGATGGCATTTGTGAAGCTCGAAGCCGTGACCAAACTTAACAAGTCGTCGACCACTTTTCGAACAGTAGCTTCGACGGCCGGTTTAATTAAAATATTTTCAAGCCATTCAACCGACTTTGCAAAGCTGACTTCTTTGTCTTTTAGCCCGATCACATATCCGCGGTATTCGCTGAGTGTGATTATTTTTTCGGTCGTGCTTGAATTTTGGGCAACGTAACCACTATCCAAATTAACAGCCGACACGTTACCGGGGAGCCTCGTCTTGACAGACGCGCCCTTGTCTTTGATGTCTGTCGAAAAGTCCCTTGTGAACCGTGAAAGTTCAAAGAAACGACTCGAAAGAACGTCTAGAGTTTTGTCGGCGATCGCATCAAGCGAGATCCCCGATAACGTGTTACTTGCCATATGTTAATTTTTTAAACTACTGCGTTTTGACAATGGTCAACGCATTGGTGTTCCCGACTGCTACGCCGAAAAGAACACCAAGAGAGACTTTGTAAAGACCTCCATCGGGATCATACCACGACCGGAACTGGATAGGCATCCCATTGGGAGTCAACGTGTTAACCACATCCAGACCGGGGTCTGAAGGTGTCGCAGGTTGGCGGGCGGCCATAATCAAAGCCGAAGGATGCAAAGCGTATCCGCCGACGTAACTGGTGCCGTTTGCCAGAATGTCGTTATATTCGTAGATGTCGAACCCGTGAACACGCATCGCAGCATGATTTTTGATTCCTCGATCATCTCCATACTGGGACGCGTCAACGATCGCGGTGTCTTTGTGTAGTGCTGCGACGTAAGAACTCCCCAAGACCAGTGATCTTTCCGAACGGGGGGCCTTCTGGTTGCTGAGACTCGCACTGAGATCGGCCACATGATCGGCATCAAATCCGCTTGCTGCCTGTGTGATCGGCGTGTTGGTAAATGTGGAAGTCGTAATCAGCGCCCCGAGGCTATCCATCAGCTTGTTCTGAACAGCTTCAAGAGCCGGAGCCATAAAGATGTTTTTAAGCCAATCAAAGTTTCCAGCTTTAGAAACTTCTGCATCGCTGAACCCGTAAACATACCCGAAAAAAGAATCGAGGTTAATAGGCTTCGCAGTTGTAACGGAGTTTTGGGCAGTATAACCACTTGACAAATCCACGGCGTTCACAGACGCGGGAACTCGAGTGGTGACCGATTCGCCTTGTTGGGCGATGTCTTCCGAGAAATCTCGGGTAATGGCATTCAATGGGGCGAATTCATAACTCATATAGTCCAATGTGGACTCGGCTATTTGCGCCAGATTGATTCCATTTAATTGGTTGGTGGGCATGATATTACAGTCGAGGTTTTATGTTTTCGGTGTAGAAGGCGCGGCGCTCTTTAGCGTCTTGAATCGCCTTGTATTCGGCCCACAGTTCGTCGATTGATTGCTCAACTTCGGGTTCTGGGGCGGCTTCCTCGACCGGTTGCTCTACGCCAACTGATGCAAGCACTTGGACAGCTTGCTCGGATGCGCTCTTTTGCTCTTTCTCGAGAATCTCATTTGCCTCGGTCAGAAGTTCGACCTTGGCGTTTGCGTCTTTTAATGCGACCGAATGAGCTTTTTTGATTTGCTCCAGTTCGGAGGCGTGAGAGGCTTTAAGCTCTTCGACGCTTGCGTTCATTTGCTCAACGCTTGCTTTGCTTGCCTCAAGTTCTTTCTTGAGGTTAGCGATTTCGGCGTTTGCCTGAATCAGGTTAAGAATGGTTTTCATCTCTAATATGAGGATGAAAAGTGAAATTATTCGTTGATTAGAAGCAGGGCATCGGAAAGGCTATCCACAAGGCCGCTTGCCATTTGAACTTCAAGAGCTTCCTCTCCTTCGAAGGTTTGTCCCTCGAGGTATTCATCATCGACCGGGTAATTAACTCGAACCGCGGCCTTGAAACGTCCGTGCCATTTGTCGACGTTCGCTTGAAGCCTTGCCCGGGCCTCGTCTGTCAAAGGCTCATACCCGGAGTAATCGAGTTTGTGTTTGCCCGCTGAAATTGCCTCGACCTTATAGCCCTGCATCTCAAGGGCTTTGGACTCGTCAAGCAAAGCCACATAAACCCCGACCGATCCGACCTCCGCGGTTTGAGAGATCAACAAGTGAGGGGAGACAGTGCCTAACCAGTAAGCCGCCGAAGCCATCATTCCGTCGGTATAACTGACAAGCGGCTTTTCAATGGTCCGCATGTAATTAACCAATTCGGGCAAGCCTTGAATCGTTCCGCCCGGGCTGTTGATGTCTAGAAGGATTGTCTCAACTGATTCGTCATTTTCGGCTTCAATTAAAGCCGCTTCGATGTCGTTGTAGTCGGTCATGAACAACGCTTCGAATTCGTTGAGGTTCTTTCCAAGAGCCCCGTAGATGGGGACGACAGCAGTGGACCCTTCGACGGAATATCCTCGCGAGTCCGACGCGTTGCCGGATCCGTCGAAATCCAACGCGGCATGATACAGGGTCGTTAAGTAATCAGGGCGAATAGCCCACAAATCGCTTTTAATTTTATTAATCAGATGATGCTTCATCGTTGAAAGTCGGGTTTGGAGTGCGTTGCGAAATAAGAGACACCGCGGTGTCGAGACTGACTCCGTGTTGCTCGCTGAGACGCTTGGCCCGAGCAAGCAGATCGTCGGCCTCACGTTCGATCTGATCTCTCACGTTTTGCCAATCCTGACCACGCTCGCCGAGGTCTTCGGACAGGGTTCGATTGCCGTATTTTAAAGCGTCAAGGTTGGACTTAGCTTCTCGGCCGGCGTCGACCGTAATCTTTTTGGGCGTCTGCCAGCGGACAGAATAAAAGTTTTCGCTTGGCGGAAGATCGCCCCGCTTGATAGCCGAAGCGATGACCCAAGACCAAACACGGTCGCAAAATTTCTTGATGCAGTATTGCCGTTCCTCAAATCGCCTTTGAGCTTTCTCGAGAATGAAGCGGCTTGCCGTCCCTTGCCCGGCTGGATCAACAATAAATTCGTAAGGCAAACCAAGGCCGATCGAGACTTCTTTAAGAATCCAAGCCAAGAACCCTTGAAAGGTTGGACTCGGTTTGTTCGAGGCAAATGATTCCAGTGATTCCCCCGGGGCGAGTCTTGGGATCATACCGGCCTGAAAACTCGTCCACGGGACAGTTCCAGTCTCGGCGGCGCTGTATCCAGATTCGACTAGCGACAAACCATCGTCGGTCGCGGTACTCGAGGTTTGAAGACTTACACCAATCGCCGAGGACATTTTGACCCCAACCTTTTCGTAATCGAGCAACTCGATAACGTCGCGAATGTGATCGGTCGCATGAGCTAAAGAGGTAACCCCTCGAAGCTGACCAACGCGATCGGGCTCAAAAACAAGATGAAAATCGTTCGCCGAAACCTTGCGAATGTTTTCGCCATCTCGGACACTATAGGCAGTAGGTCGACCCGCGGCGTTTGCATACACCCCATCGTGATCACCTACGTCGAAACCATCGTGTTCGATGTTGTGGGACTCAATGATTTGCAGTTGTGGAAATGGCTTTTTAACGAACAGAAAGCCGAGATCACCGTCGACATCTAGCCGAACCGATGCAAGGCGTTGCATCTGCCAAAAGGTGAAAGTGTTCCCCAGATCGGCAACTTTGGCCCACTGAGAAAAGAAGGACTCGTATTCGTTGGCGTGTTCGGAATTGCTCTGAGGTATCAGCCCGTTTCCGACCGAGTAACGCGCCAGATCATTGACGGAGCCCCGACAAACTCCGCTATTCACAAACATCCATCTCGCGTATCCTAACAAGCGACGACGAACGCTTTTGTTGAGGGTTGTCCCAACATCGGCCGTGTGCCAGTTAAGCGCGGAACGATACCGGTTAATTTCAGCGCCGCGATAATAGTTGTTCACGTAACCGCGTTTTTTCGGGGCTGAATCCGTCGAGATGGGTCGCCCGTTATGATCGACAAGGCTCATCGTCCAAATCGGGCAAATGTCAGCCCGGCCCGCTTGGTCCCGCTGACAAGGCTTTTCTCGATTAATACGTCGGTCAACTGAGCGGACAACTCAGCAGGAGGGAGGACCGTTTGCTTGGATCCGCTTTGGGAAGAGTTTGAAAAGCTTACGGTTGTGCTGTTGTCCAGAATCGCTTGAGCGACTCGAGACTTTAGCAATAAAAGCCAATCATCGGTTTGCAGCCTTAAAAACGGTCGGACATCTCCCATCAATATGATGGGTGAAAAGTGAAATTACTCTTGATCCCTAAACACTTTGCAGATGTATGCGGCAACGAGATTCATACATTCACAATCTAGCGCGTGATTGTCGCGCCTGTATCGCTGCCAGACTAGCTTGACCCGGCCTTGTTTGTCCTGCACCTCTCGCTTTCGTTCACTGTCTAGTTGTCGCGCGTATTCCTCGGCAAGATCCCCGAGGTCGCAAATCTCCCAAGGATGCGACCGACCTGTTCGAAGCATTAAAAGCGAGTCCTTCACGCCGGGGTTGCTCCAGCGGAAGACAGGCGGAGAGACGCGGCCCGATGCAGGATTGACGCGGGTCGGTTTGGAGTAAAGGCGACGGACAAAGCCGCCGGGGGTTGAATGCTGAAAGTTCTCGAGGTCGGTTCCCCGCATTCCGATCCAGTGATACTTGGAAGCTTCCGAAAGGACAGATCCGGTCATGTAACCCGTATCGATGAATGTCTTTGAATCGGCAACCTTGTATTCCAATTGAAGCGCCCGCAATTCGTCAAATGAGTGGCAACGCCTAAAGGTCAAGAGGCGAGACCCTCCGCCAATGGCCCAAGCTCGGATGACAACATAAAACAACTCGAGATCCTTTTGACAGTCGATTGTCATGAATCGATGCGCCTCATCCTCCCAATCACCGGCCGGATCGTATGAAGCGGCGACAATGCTCTCGGTGTCAATGTGTTCGGATTCCTTCCAAGGTTGAGCAAGTCGAAGGGTGACGAACTCCTTGAGAGGCGACAAATAGCCCGAGGCCGCTTGTCGTTTTGCTTTCAGAAAGTCCACAACAAGCGAAGCCCAAGGCATCACCGAAGGAGGGAGGGTCAATTGATTGAACGAAAAGGATCGAACCTTCGGGGTCGGATTGTCGTTTTCAACAATGTATCCGCCTCCGTTAACCATTGCCCGCCACACTGTTTCGTTGTTTTCGTGTAGGTGCTGACAATGAGGGCATTCCATCCGAACGGTTTCGGCGACCTTTTCAAAGTCCCATTCTCCGCCCGGTTTGGTGTCGTCCGATGTTTCCCATTTTAGGCACTTGTAAAAGTCAGGAACAAACAACTCGCCGCATCCTTGACACTTTAGAGCCCACTGTTCACAAGTGCCCGATCGGTATTCGAGATCGAAATCATCCCCAAAGGCTTCGGGTGTCGACGAGAACCAGAGCTTGCGGTTCCAATAGCGGACCGTCCTTGCTCGGGCTCTTTTCATCATGCCCGGCTTCCACGCCGAACACTCATCCCCAAACATCCAACGGATTGACCACGATCGAAGGAAGTTGTTATTTGCCGCGCCCATCTTCAAAGTCGCCGAGGCAAAAAAAATCTCGGTGTTCGTTTTCATGTGCCGGTTCTCAGGGAATTGCTTTCGAAGCGGCTCGCATGACTCGATCATTGGAATCATTCGTTGCTTGGCAATGTCCAAGGTCGATGCCTCGTCTTGCATGACCAGCATCGTCGGGCCGGGGTAGTTAGCAAGAGCCCAAGCAGAGGCGACTTGCATCGAGACTGTCTTCCCACACTGAGCCGCGCAATTGAGGACAATCGTCTCGACCGTCGGGTCGGAAATGCATCTCAGAGGCTCTTTAAGCCAAGGCGTTTCGTCGGGCTTAAACTGGTTCCCGTATGGGCTATCGCGAAGCCTCAACGAATCCTCGGCCCATCTGTAAACCGATGCCGTTTCGATCGGGTTGTAGCAAGCCCGCGACACATCGTTCATCAATTCGTTGATGTTCACTTGTCCGAATATTCGTGATTTCGCAAGGCATCAAGAACGCCCTCGGCGTATTCTTTCAGGCGGACCTGCATTTGATCCGGTGTTTGGCCTGCTAGAAGCGGGGGAAGCTTTTCGACCATCTCAAGCAAGGCGTTGCGAACCTGAGAACCAAAGCGGAAAAACCCGGCGTGAACTTGCTCCTTGGGTATGACTCGCCCCTCGGCCGTGTCTGCCTCGACCGACAGCTTTCTAATCTGTTGCTTGAGCTTCTCAATCTCATAGAACTCACGCGATCCGCTTTTCGCTTCGTTCTTTTTGGTCCGGGCTCGGGCCGCGGCGCGGACATCTTTCGGGTTGTAAAGGTTTGCCCTTCCGTCATTTGCGGCGACCGGAATGGTTGAAACTAGATTGCGAACTTGATCGTTTGTGATCTCCAATTTCTCGGCGATCATTTTGACGGTCCATAAGTCGTTGGCTTTGTGCGTGTTAGGCTTTCGGGGTTTGGTCATGCCATTTTTTCGCGATGCGGAAACCA